CGTCTAGATCAGATGTGAAAGCACCTCCAACAGAACCAGTCAACCAAGACTTCATACGACGATCGTCAGTTTGTGACGCTCTGTATCGTACGTGTAAGAATGGACGACGGATGTTACTACCAAGAATTTGATCGTATACAGTTGATGTACCTGCAGGAATCAACACCCCGTCAATAGCACTTACACCGTATGGTGAAGCTGGAGCCGCAGCACCACTTTCAATACCACCTCTTGTGGAAGCATCGTTTAGATATTTCCAGTCAGTCTTATAGAAATCGTAAGAACCTCTGCGGAAACCACTAAACCCTAGGTTTAATGCCATATCTTCAGAGTTTTCAAACAATCCATAAGCAGTACCACCGTTAGCACCGTTAGAAATACCAGCTAGCATATCATCAAAACCTAGAGACGTTTCGCGATTCAAGAAAAGCATGTTTTCTTCAATGGCTCCTTGCGTGTCTAAGTTACGTAGGATATTATCAAATTCTGCTAGCGCATCAGCAGCAGCATTAAAGCCAGCTTCTACGTTACCACGACCTTGAATAGCAGCAAATAAACCTTCTGTACCTTTATAACCGGCTTGGCTAGCAGCATCTCCCGCGCCAGCATTGAACGTAGGATCGGCTTTTTCACCTTCAACTACACTCATTTCAAGATAATCTTCGAAACGTAGACGAGTTTCAGACTCAGCTTTTAGATACCATAGGTAACCTCCAGTTCCATCTTCAGTTGCAACTTCTACCCAACCAATCTGAGCTGTGTCAGAACCAGATACTACGTATTTATTACGGATAATAATCGGTGAATTAGAGAATTGAGTAAAAGAAGGATCAATACTTACATAACCATCGGCTTGTGTTGCAGAGTGATTAGGTGTAGAAGAACCTTTTTTATATTCAGAACCAAACACAAACATTTTAATACCAGTAGCAGCAAGTGAGCTAGTATCTGTGGCACCAAAAGGAGCGACAACTACATTACCAGTCGCTAAGTCTGAAGCAGTTACTACAGCTTTTAACTCGTTACCAGTTGCGTCTAATAATACAACTGTTTGGTTTACAGAAATTACGTTTTTAACATCTGCAGCTACAGGAATACCAATAGTATTTGTAGCAGAAGTATTAGTACAATCATCATAAGCGATGTGCAAGCGGTTTTGTTCAGACCAGATAATTTGATCAGAAGTCATTGGCATTTCAGCTCCTACCATACGTAAGAATCCAGAAAGTGTTCTGTTTCCATAACGCTCTACTTCTTGTTCGTAGATCTCAGGTAGATACTGTTGTGCAAATGTATCGGAATCGCCATCACCAGCACCTCCGTTAAAAGACAGGAAGTTTGTGTCTAGCAATTGTTGTTGTTGACTTGGGACTATACTCCCAAATAAAGGACTTAAAGCCATAATTATTTATTTTTAGTTTTTTATTGTTACTTTTTTGATTTTCAATTTTGAAGAATCAACACCGCTCATTGCTTTAACTTTAATCCCATTAACAAATACTTCACCAGCAGCTGTTTGACGAGGTTCAGTCGAAATGTTTTTCGATTTAGCCATAACGTCTTTAACAGCGTCAGCTTTTCCTTGCTCATAAAAATGTTGAGCTATAGTATCAGCGTTTCGCGCAGCAAATAAAGCTTTGTGATATCCTTGCATATCTTCAATATCACCTTGTTTATTTAGAAACGTTCCAATAAAATTAGTAATATCTGATTGTGCTTCAGCTACACTACTAGGGTTTTTAACACCGTATCTAAACTTCTTATCACTTACGTTAAAATCAAAACCTTTGAATTCATCGTTTAGCAATTTATTAGTACGATCAACAAAACCTTTATGTTTGCTTTGAACTGCTTGTTGTTCTTCATTGTATCGGTTGAAAAAATCTAATGCTTTTTGTTGCTCTTGGGTTACGCCCGGTCTCAACTTGATCTCGTCGTAATATTTACCTTTTAAGCCTTCAAGAAAGTCTTTAGCTTTTGCAGCCTCCTCTTTGAACGCAATTTTCTTTTTGCGTATTTCTTTTGGTTCATCTATATCTTCATCAAAATCAAAATCTTCTAATAAAAGACTTACATCTTCTGAATCTAAATGTGGTTTAGTTTGTTTATAATATTCTCTAATTAAAGATGTATTATCAACATTGGTATAATCTGCGTTAAGCCTAACATAGTCTTCCACAGTTCCACCAGTTTCTTCCATAAAAGTAACTAGCTTGTCAATATTTTCTGGTAGTTTTTTCTGCTCTGCAACTTGTTGTTCTTGTACAACTTCTTGT